AGAGTTGTTCCAAAAGTAACTGTAGAATATGTTGCAATTGTGACATTTGCATATGTCGATAGAAGTCTATCGCCCCATGTTTCTGAAGTAGATTGAATCCAATCTATAAACATAAATGCATTAGCTTCTGGTAAATCTTTTTCTATTTCTACTAATTGAGAACTTTGTAAAGATGCTGAAAATTGATGCTGAACAGTAAGAACATATTGACCTGCATTAGCAACAATAGGAGTTATCTCTGCCGCAAAATCAGGAGTAACATTGATTAAAGATTCAAGAAGAATTTCTCCAAACACTTCAAGACCAGCAGGGTGTAATGACTTTTTGAGAATTTCTTTATAGACATCTAATGTAAGACCTGAGCGAATGACATAAGAAAAGTCTTGAAAGAAAAGTGAGTCCTGTATAATCTTATTGCTGATTTTTCCATCATCAGTTAAGAATATTCCGTCTTTAATTCCAGAACCTGCCACACTTAAAGTTACGTTTGCGTTGCCGTCACCTATTGATGATAAATCAGCGTTTGCAGAAGTATAGTTTACTCCAAAGTCTGAAAAACTTATTCCTCTAATAGAACCTATACCAATGCTATTGTTAGTAGAGTCTACAGTTACATTTGCTCCTACACCTTGAATATTGTTTGCTGTAATTACACCGCTTGAACCTGTAGATGTAGAAATAGTTATTGATGGTAAATTTGCAGTTTCATAACCGCTACCAAAATTAGTAAGTTCAATTCTAGATATTGCACCTAAAACATTCCAATCTTCATTTTTAATGATATCAAAATATGTTCCATCTTGTATCATTCTATCACCATCTTCAAATAAGAAATCGTAAGATGTGCTTTCTGTTACTGATGCAACTTGTCCAGCGGCTCCTGTTCCAGCACCTCCTGTAAATGTAAGAGTATTTCCTACACCATAATTAGTTCCGCCTGATAGAATAGTACATAAGTTTTCGTGTAAGAGTCCTATTGATTGAATTTTAGTATCAATTAAAGTTATGGCTGGATTTTTAAAATATCCAGAGCCACGATTTCTTACGTTAATTCCTGTAGTTGTACCTACTGTATAATTGTTTGTTCCATCTGTGACAGTCCAAGTATTAGCTAACTCGGTTACACGAACAGCAAAATTTGATCCTCCTGTTCCTGTATTATTAACTGTAGCATCTGTGTAAAGTCTATATCCTTGTCCTTCTGTATTTACAGTTATTGAGTTTATTGGAGCATTTTGTATTGAAGAAACTGTGGCGGCGGCATCAGAGCCGTCTCCTGTAATTGTAATATTATCTCCAACTTCATACCCTGAACCTGCATCATTTATCGTAGTAGAAACAACCATTCCAAATAAAGTAGCTGTCAAAGTATTATCGTTTACATCTACTATTGTTTCGCCTGCTGAAAATGTTCCTGAAACTAATTTCAAACTCATTTCAGCAACTTCTGTAGTTCCTACTGTAATAACTTTAACTTCTGTAACGGTTGCAATCGCACCTGAAGAATTACCTCTAATAGTTTTGTTTAAAAAATCAAAAATATCTGAACTATTAACTGCTCTTAAAATTTGAGGTTTATCAAAATCTCCATCAGATATTCTAAGTATATCTTCACCAGGAAATCTTATACTAATCGTTTCTCCAAATAAAAGTCTAAACAAAAATTTATAAGATTCTTCATTACTTTTAGATTGAAAAAATTCACGAAATAAAGGAGTAGCAAGTTCTTTTTCTGCTAACACAGTAGAAGGCAAACTAGGATATAACTCGTCTTTTAAATATCTTTCATAATTATCAACAGTAGATTCAGGACTACGATAATTTAAAAGTTGACCGCTTTGTCTAATAACATTATCATCAACATTTGAAACTGTTGCAGTAGCACCACTATCACTTCCTGTAATTGTTTCATTGACATCAAAAGGAGTTGTAGTTTCTACACGAACAACAACAAAATTAGTTCCGACTTGTTTAATTATTGCAGTAGCACCACTTGTTGCTCCTGTAACTCTTTCTTCTCTAGAAAAAGAACCTGCATTTGTTAATATAAGTTTTTGGGTTTGAACCCATTCATAATAACCTTTTACAAATTGTTCAAATAATTCGTTGTCAGCACGAATTTGTTCATCAAAAACATTTGATAAGTAAAGAGAAGGTTTATAAAAAGTATCAGCCATTATCTATTTACTAAACTTATTGTGTTATCATTAACAGCGTTGACAGTAATATCAGAATCGTTTATAGAAATCACTTGATTTCTTAAAGGCAAAATATCTTGATTTTCTGGAACGGCTGTAATTTTTAAAGTAGAAGTGCCATCGGCAAATGCTGTAGGATTAAAATCTGTAAGAGATATAAGACCTGTTGCATAGTCAATAGTTCCTGCATTTAAATTGACAGATACTTTGTCAACACCATCTAAACGATATATTCTTATCACTCCGTTATTATCATCTAGAAAACAATTAGAAAATCCTCCAGTTGAAAAAGAGTTTGAATCAATTTGATTACCTGTAGAAAATGGGTGTGATGATATTCTGCCATCAGTTGTATCATCTATAGCGTTTGAAAACTTTATATCATATTTTGCTGGTGTTCCTAACTGAACTGCTACTTCTTTTCTCATCGTAACTGAAATAGTATTATTTAAAATTGCTTCGTCAGATAAATCAATTAATCTAGATAGCTTAGAATATCTAAAATATTCTAAGAACTGATTTATGTCAGAAGTATTATAATTTTTTATTGTTGTTGTTACAAGAGTTTGTATATCTCCAGCAGTCTTTGTTGTTAATGTCGCATCGTATTTTACCGAAACTACAAGTTGCAAGAAAATATAATCGGGATCAACAATTTCTGCCGAAACTGTCAGAACTCTTTTAGGTTTTATTACTGAGTTTACAATATTATTTTTTTCTGTAGCAGTCAAAACTGAACCATTCGTAGGAATGACTGAAATGTAAACACGACCAAATGCAGGTGGGTCATTATCTTCTCCACCCCAAACTGAAACTCCTGATACATTAGGTTGTGCAAGTAACAATGCTTTATAATCTTCAATTGTTACAACTCTGTTTTGTGATTCATATGATTTAGGTGCTGAAAATTTTATACTACTAATAGATTGTCTAGATGCTCCTCCTGACGATGGGGCTGAAGCAGTAAATGTTGCTCCTGTAACTCCTGATATTGCACCTGAATATGTAAGAGAATCTACATCATTTCCAGTTGGTCCTGATGATATTAAATATGAAAATACAACAATATTTCCATTATCTAATTTTTTACCTATGACTCCATCTCCAAATTTAATTTCAAATTGACCATCTTCAACTTCATTTAAAAAGTAAACTTCTGAAGTGCCTGTAAGACTTACGACATTACCTGCGGTAGTGAATGTTTTTGTTGTAGTATCTGTTGATGAATTTATAACTTGAACTGTAAGAGTAGAAGTATCTGCTAATGTATTAGGAATTAAAAATCTTTGGTCCGTATTTAATACATTTACTGTATATCTGTTAGTTACAAATGTTCCCTCTTTTAATGTTATAGTTGAACTATAAACTCCTGATGATGGGCTTACTACAACAGCCGATGTATTTAAAAATGAATAAGAAATACCTTCTATTGTTCCAGTAAAATCCGTATATGCTGGTATTGTGACTGTGGCAGGAGAACCTACAACATCAAGTGTAACTGTTCCTGATATTGTGGCAGACGTTGTTGACCTAGGAGTATAGTTTAGAGATTGAGCCGCTTTTACTACTGAATTTCTTTTTTGTGCAGTAGTAATAAACGCTTCTTGCAAAGACATGTTCAAATAAAATGCATTATAATAAGTATTGTAAGATAAAATATCAAGTAATGTGGAAATACCTGATGCTTCAAAATTATAATCTCTAAATTCGTCTTGTGATTGCAAATAAGTTTTGAGATTATTTTTAATACCTGTAAAATCTAAGGCATTTACTTTTAAATTAGAGTCGATTGCCATTTTATGTTGTCCTAGTAAATGTTAGTGTAAGAGATTCTTGCGAATTCAAGTTTTTTATAGTAAAAAATATTTTAACTTGAACGCCTGAGCCGTTTTTATCATCATCAATAAGTACATTTTGAATGGAAACTCTAGGCTCAAAGAATTTAGTAGCATCTTGAATCTCTTTTTGTATTGATCTTTTAGTAAAAGCGTTGATATTATTAAAAAGATGATTCTGTAAGTTCGTTCCATAGTTAGGAAAGAACGGTTTACTCCCTTTTTTAGTCGATAATAAGTTTCTTAGAGAATTTTTGATAGCAACTTCGTTTTTTATAGAGCGAACATCACCCGTAACAGGGTGAGCCGTAAAATCTAAAGGTAAATCTTTATAAAAAATAAGTGAAGTATTTGCCATTTTTTTATTTTTAGTCTTGACAGTTCATAAAATAGCATTGTATAATGGTTGTGTACAAATTCAGATCAATTATTTGTCTTTAACTCTTGAATTTCCTTTCTTCTTTCCTTACTTGCTTTAACTAACTCTGCTAGAGCCTTTCTTGCTCTAGTTGCCGATATTTTAATTCCTTTTTCTACAAATTTTTCGTTTTCTTTTATATAAACGTCAAATAATTGCAATATATTTTCATGATGAGTCATTCAAAACCTCCTAAAATGTTGTTCCATTTAAACTAATTCCATTCGCTGAGGCACTTTTTATATTTATAGTTCCGTCAGCGTTAAATATTATACTTGAGCCTGAGGAGTGAGTTATTTTTATCGCATTTTTTCCTGATGACCCATGCATTTCAAATGATGAACCTGATTCTTCATGATTCCAAATCACAGAATTTGGGTTCGTAGTATAATTATTCTTTACTTTTTCAAAAGTTCTTGATGGTGGAGCAAAACTAAAACTATTTTCGTAATCATATCCGTCTGTAATCTTTCCAGGTAGATATCCTAGAATCACAGGCTCTTGTGCTGAGTGTGAATCTAAGAAAAATCCTACCACCATATCTCCTTTTCTTAATGTTGCGTACAAGTTAGGCGTATTATTAGGTTGTAAACATAACGCCCAAGGTAAATCTTCTGTAGGAACTGTTCCTTTATTTTTAGATGGGTGATACCCTATACATCTAACTTTACATCTACCTAAAAATTCAGGATCGTCTACATCTTCAACAACTCCATACCACCAAACAAATCCATCTTTTCCTGTAAAATTTTTATATCTCATAATTCAGATAAACTTCTTTCTCTAGCATTGTAATTTACTGGAGATGAACCTCTACCTAATTCCAGTAACTTTGTATATTTGTTAATTTCTATTTTATGCCTTACTCCTGTAACAACATATTTACCAGAAGTCGTTGGGTCTCTTCTTACTGAGCCAATAGAATCTAAATCAAATGCTCTAGCATCTGCTGAAGGCACGACTAGATTTACGATATGACCTAAAGATATTTCATTTGTACCTCCTTGCACCTCTACTGCAACAGAGTATAATGTTCTTATTAAACTTCCGTAAATATTAAATGCTAACCAATCTTTTCTTGAGCGAATATCATTTATATCATCACCTGATGTAACAACTTTTCTGTTACCAGAAGATGCTCCTGTTTTTTTAATTGAATTAAAAAGTATATTAAAAATATTCTCATTGTTTATAAGTTGATTTTTTTCTACATCGTTTACAACGTCTTTAAAAAAATTAGAATCTTTATATTCTATAACATCTGAGTTAACTTCTCTATTTAAAGGATTTACGAAAGTGAACTCTGTTCTATGTAATCCTCTTTCCGTAGATTCTATATGATTAAAATTATCAGACTTTAATAATTTTGATGCTCTTATTTTATTTGGTTCTATATTTGCTTCTACTTTTTGTTCAAAGTAAACATCAAAAATAGGATTTTTTCGTGCATCATCTATCAACTTGTCAACGCTACCAAAGTAATGAGAACCTACAAAAGACTTAGTTGTATTAGACCCAAAAATTACGTCAGATTGTTTTTGCGATTTTCCGTATATTGGAATCAATCTTTCAAAGAAGACGAAAAATTTTCCTCTTCTGCAACATCTTTGAGATAAGAAATCTATTGCTTTATGAGGACTTAATCCTGTGGAAATAAAAGGAGTTTTTAAAGTAAAATTAGGATCTTCATAAACTAAATCTGATGGTGACATCTCTTTGTATAAATCTTTTATTACATTGATTACAGGTTGCTTTTTATAACTTTTAAATATATTCTTTCTCATAGAGCGAACCAGTGACTTAGAACAAAATACAAGTGTATAAGTTGCATTTAAAGTTCCAACATCTACTTCATGTTTTAATATTTTATGAACGACTAAATCTTGTCTTGCTATAAAAAGTTCATTTTGAGGAGATGATACATTTAAAGATATAGTTTCTCCTCCTTTTAATCTAAGTCTCTCAATACCTCCATTCCTATCCAACAAATCTATCGAACCTTGTAAGGAAGATGCATATATGTTTTCATATATTTCTAATTTTTGAAAACTTGCTCGTAAATCTACTTCTCCCACAGGTAAAATATTGATAGTAAGTTTTGTTATATTAGCATCAGCGCCATAGTTTTCCTTAGGCAATACAGGAGAGTCTTGAAGTAAACTCAAGTCGTTGTCAACAACCTCATGCAGTAAGGAAGTAGATTTTCCGAAAAGTGCGTGTACGTTAGGCATGATTATATAACTGGAAGTTTAGTTCTATTTCTAAGTGAAGCTGAAATTGATTTAGCTACTGTAGATGATAATATTTTTATAATTCCTTTCTGTATATTTTTTCTTGCTTCATTTTCATATTGAGTTTCAGTTGACCTAGAATCAACTGTTAGATTATTGTATGTTTCTAAATCTATTATATTTTTATTTGCATCATAATAATATAGAACTGTCGATTGAGCAAGTGATATACTTCCATATTTTTGTGTAATATATTTTTGAAATTGGTCAGTACTTCTTGGCCACTCATCATAGATGTTATGAATATTATTTGTCATTAAGATAATCCAATCAAGTTCTGGATTTCCATAGAATTTTTGAGCAATATTATCAGGTCGTTCTCCATCTTGAACTGCATATGGAGTATACGATACGCCTTGATAATTTTTTAATAAGTCATTAATATTAAAATTTATCGTAATGTCTATTGCTTCAAAAAAATCTGTATATTTTTTTACTATACCTGCAGCTTCAGCATTTGAAGCAGTAAGATCAATAGCTGAGGACCAAATTTCATCTAAACTTATATTAATAGTATTAGCCCCAAATTCTTCAAAAAATTTCTTTTGGAGTGTAGAGTACTCCTTATTTATGAGTGCTCTAAAAGATTTTGCTATTTTTGTATCATTACTTAATGGCATACTATTATATATATTTTTAACCTGTGGTTTCTATAAACAATTGAGTTAGTCTTTCAGCTATATTTGCATTACTGTATTTAATTAATATTATTAATTTTCCTGAGTTTCCAATATCAGTTTGTGTACCAAAAGACCAAGTACCATTTAAAGGACCTACAGTACCAACAAATATTCCTTTTACTGGGACACTTGCAGCTC